TAGGTATTGTGCGTCTAAGCGAGATTGTAGACTCCCACTTATAATATATGATTGAGAAGTTTAAAAATATATTTGAATGATTGGACCGTGCACATGGTGTCACTATTGTAGGTGAATCAAATGGTAATGGTACAAAGGTGAAAGGTAAATCCTTTGTTAAGAGAGAACCAGTTACAAACGAATTATGGCAAAAACATTTAGACGGAATAGATAGTCTAGGTGTCATACCAATTAATGATGACAACAAATGTAAGTGGGGATGTATTGATATAGATTCTTACGCAGGCTTTGATCATCAGAAACTTATAAACAAAATTAAACAATTTAAATTACCACTAATAGTATGTAGATCTAAATCAGGTGGTGCACATGTATTTTTATTTACAAAAGATTATGTGTCTGCAAGTTTGATGCAAGATAAACTTAATGAGATAAGATCTGTATTAGGTTATGGTGGATCAGAAGTATTTCCAAAGCAAAGAGAATTAAAATCCAAAGATGATACAGGAAATTTTTTAAATTTACCATATTTTAATTGTAGTAGCACAACAAGATATGCCTTTCTCGAGAATGGCGAAGCTGCTACACTAGATGCTTTTTTTGAATTACAAGAAAGATATAAACAAGACGACATCAGCACAATAGAAGTTAAAAGACCAGAGACACCATACTCTGATGGACCACCGTGTGTAGAACTAATGGTACAAAACAAAGTAGGCGAAGGTGGCAGAAACAATGCACTATTTCATTATGGTGTGTATGCAAAGTCTAAGTGGCCAGAAAATTGGAAAACAAAATTAATATTATTTAACGAGTCAGCAATGGCACAACCATTGTCAGACATAGAAGTAAACATTATAACAAAACAACACGAGAAAAAAGATTGGGGTTACAAATGTAATGATCAACCTATGTGTAGTTTGTGTGATAAAAAATTATGCAAGTCTAGAAAGTTTGGTATAGGACAAGAGATAACATTTCCTAATCTTACAGATCTACAAGTTGTTGCATTAGAAGAACCATACTATTACATGAATGTAGATGGTGATAGACTATACCTGGACTCTGCAAAACATTTAACAAACCAAAGTTTGTTTCAAGAAGAATGTGTAAAACAATTACGATTTAATCCACCAACATTAAAAACAAATGATTGGAAGAAACTTACAAATATATTGTTGGAGAATGCAGAAATAACAGAACCAGCAGAAGGCACAGGTACAAAAGATATTTTACGTAATTATTTAGAAGACTATTGTGTTAACAGGGTTCAAAAAGATGATTTTGAAGATTTAAAAAATGGTGGAACTTTTACTAAAGAAGGTTCTCATCATTTTGTATTTGATAACTTTTTTCACAATTATTTATCTAGAAAACATTGGAAGGTGCCATATCAAAGAACATCACAAATGTTGAAAGATGATTTTAATTGTACAACCAAACGAGTGGGTAAACATAAACTATCTGTCTTTGTAATAAATAGGTTTGATAAATGGGTAGAAACTCATAAACCAAAAGTAAAAAAGGACAATTATTAATGAGAAGAATAACTTTTGGACCACCGGGAACTGGAAAAACTGAAAGACTTTTAAAAACAATAGAAATATTTTTAAGATTTGGATTAGAGCCGGAGGATATAGGGTATTTTACTTTTAGTAAAAATGCAGCAGAAGTAGGTAGAGATAGAGCGGCAGCAAAATTTAATAAACCTGTTAATAGATTTCCATTTTTTCAAACATTACATTCATTTTGTTTTACTCAAATAGGACTAGATCGAACAAGAGTTATGCAGTCAAAACATTATAAACAATTAGGCAACGATTTAGAAATAGAAATAGAGGGTGGTTATACTCAAGATCAAGATCATGAGGGTGTTTTTAATTCAGATAATCCGTATCTACAATTAATTCATAAAGCAAGAGCATTAATGTTTGATCCAATAGAATATTATGACAAGTATGTATCTGATGATACATTAATAAAAAGAAATAAATTAAAAATTATTTTTGATGGTTTAAAAACATATAAAGATGAAAAATCTATGGTGGATTTTGATGATATGTTAGAGAGATATGTAAATGGATATTTTGATAAACAAACAAATCAAAAAATAGAATATATTCCACCTAAGTTTAAAATAATATTTTTAGATGAAGCACAAGATCTAAGTTTAATACAATGGAATTTATTTAAAAAAATAGAAAAACAAGCGGAGTATTCTGTTGTTACAGGAGATGATGATCAGGGTATTTATAAATGGAATGGTGCTGATGTTGACACTTTTATAAATTTAAAAGGCAAACGAAGAGTATTAAAACAATCACACAGGGTTCCAAGAAAACCATTTGAAGTTGCAGATAAAATCATAAAAAAAATTACAAATAGAGTTGATAAAGAATATTATCCAAAAGATGAAGATGGATCAGTAAGACATTGTGGAACTTTACACGAAATAGATTTTACAAAAGGCGAGTGGTTAATATTAACAACAGCAAATTATATGTTTGAAGACATAGGAGATATATTAGATGAAAAAGAATTATATTGGCAAAGAAGAAATGCAACGCCAAGAGTTAAAAATGTTTATGAAATAATACAAAAATGGAATCTACTACGAACTGGTGTACCTTTGCCTTACGGCGATTGTAAAAAAATATTTAATAAGATGAATAAAAACTGGGATAAAAAATTATTTAACGCTATGGCTAAAGATAAATATTATGACATACATACATTAAAAATTCAATATGGTTTAAAAACAGAAGCAGAATGGCAAGAGGCTTTAGATGAATTAGGTGATTTAGATGTAAAAAAAATATTAAAGTTAACAAAAGCAGGAGAAGATTTATCTGGCACACCAAGGATAAGTGTTTCTACAATACACGGAGTAAAAGGTAATGAAAGAGAAAACGTAGTAATATTTCCAGAATTATCAGGAAAAGCGTATGAACAATATATGGATAATCCAGATGATACACACAGATTGTTTTACGTTGCGTGCACTAGAACAGAAAAAAATTTATTTATAATGGAACCAAAAAGGAGAAAAGCATATGACATCTAAAGATTTATTTAAAGGTACAACATACAATTCACTAGAAGAGCAGGTAGGCGGGAAGCATTATCGCTCTATGAAAATTCAGCCCGCAGAGTTCATAAACGAAAACAAATTGCTTTTTGCAGAAGGTAATGCTATAAAGTACATCTGTCGACATCAGTCGAAAGGGAAAGAGCAAGATATAAAGAAGGCAATACATTATTTAGAAATGATACTGGAGAGGGATTATTCATGAAGCCAATATTTAAACCACAGACAGAGTGGCTACCACCACAAGACTTTCCTGATCTATCAAAGTATGATGAGATCTCAATAGACTTAGAAACAAAAGACCCAGATCTTAAAACTATGGGCTCTGGATCTATAACGGGTCGAAGTAATATAGTTGGTATAGCTGTAGCTGTACAAGATTGGAAAGGTTACTATCCTATTGCACACGAAGGTGGTGGCAACATGGACAAGAACATGGTTATGAAATGGTTTCAAGATGTACTAAATACAGACGCGGTTAAGATATTTCACAACGCTATGTATGACGTATGTTTTATACGTGCTGCAGGCCTTAAAATTAATGGTGTCATAGTAGATACCATGATTGCTGGCTCTCTCGTGGACGAGAATCGCTTTCGATACGATTTAGGTAGTCTGGGTCGTGATTACGTCGGAATAGGCAAAAACGAGGCTGTATTGAAAGAAACTGCAGACCTATGGGGTGTAGATCACAAAGCAGAGATGTACAAACTACCAGCTATGTATGTTGGTGAGTACGCAGAACAAGATGCAGATCTAACTTTAAAACTTTGGCAAGAGATGAAAAAACAAATGTATCACGAAGACGTAGAAGATATATTTAAACTAGAGACAGAACTTTTTCCTTGCCTTGTTGATATGCGTTTTTTAGGTGTGCGTGTAGATACTGAAGCAGCATACGGATTGAAGCAACAATTAATAGAAGAAGAAAAAGAATGCTTACACAAAGTAAAAAAAGAAACATCAGTAGATGTTCAAATATGGGCTGCACGTTCAATAGAGAAAGTCTTTCAAAAACTGAACCTACCATATGACTTAACCGCAAAAACAAGTTCTCCATCATTCACTAAAAACTTTCTGCAGAATCATCCTCACCCAGTGGTGAAACAAATAGCTCGTGCTAGGGAAATAAATAAATCTCATACTACATTCATTGATACCATATTAAAGCATCAACATAAAGGTAGAATACATGCAGAGATAAATCAGATTAGATCAGATAGTGGTGGTACTGTAACTGGTAGATTCAGTTACAATAATCCAAACTTACAGCAGATTCCAGCTAGGAACAAGGAACTTGGACCACGGATCAGAAGTTTATTTATACCAGAAGAAGGTTGTACCTGGGGTTGCTTTGACTACTCACAACAAGAACCACGTCTAGTTACACACTACGCAGCTCTCGATGGATTGTATGGTGTTGACGAAGTATTAGATTCATACAATGAAGGTGAAGCAGACTTTCATCAGATTGTATCAGATATGGCTAACATACCAAGATCACAAGCTAAGACAATTAATTTAGGTTTGTTTTATGGTATGGGTAAAAATAAATTACAGGCAGAGTTAGGTGTATCTAAAGAAGATGCGGAAGATTTGTTTAGAACTTATCATGACAAAGTACCATTTGTAAAAATGTTAATGGAAAGTGTAATGCGTAGAGCACAAGACAAAGGTAGAGTTAGAACTTTACTAGGTCGAAGATGTAGATTTAATTTGTGGGAGCCTAATCAGTTCGGGATACACAAAGCATTATCTCACGAAGATGCACTCGCGGAACACGGACCAGGGATCAAACGGGCGTTTACCTACAAGGCACTAAACAAATTGATACAGGGATCAGCAGCTGACATGACAAAAAAGGCTATGGTTGATTTATACAAAGAGGGTATCATACCACATATACAAGTGCATGATGAACTTGATATATCAGTAAATAATAATGCAGATAAAATAAAAGAAATTATGGAGTCTGCTGTTGACTTAGAAGTACCTAACAAGGTAGACTATGAATCAGGCCCTAATTGGGGCCAAATAAAATGATAAATTATGGCTTACTTAAATGCAAACATTCCTGTAGTATATGCACAAATAAAAAAGGAGTATTTATATGACTTACAAAAGCATCATGGAGAAGTGTGTGACTGTGTTATCTTCGGTATTAGCAGTCTTACAGGTCGGAGCATCTTATTTCACGCTATTATGGAAAATGGCGCAATCTTTTATCGCCTCCCAATTAGCGCGTTTATTCAACGTGGTTTCGAAGCAAAGGACGTACCAGCCAGAAGACTTGATGAACTACAGCTTTGGAATTGTTTCTCTTATTATCCTTCTGTGCATCGTTGGGATATTCTAGACGGACAAGCAGGAAAATACATAGGTAAAGATAAGAAGTGGCATCCAGGTAAATATTTATTTACTGTTGACTTTGCACATCCTGAAAGTAATATATTGGATACGGACCATTCGGAGATACCGCACGAACATAAGTGCGCTCACATAATTGCATTAGACGATGGTAATTATGCAGCACAGCCAAACAATAGATGTATATGGGATATCCCTTCTTTTACTGTAAAAGATGATATACCTGATTGGAAAGTGCAAACATCTGAATGGAATGTAGAAGATAGTAGAGCATGGCGTACAGAAGATACGGACAAGTTCTTCTATGAAATTGAGGAAAAGAAAAAATAATATGGAGACCCATTATGGACTACAGATTCACAGCAATAGTGATAATATTGTTATGTTTACTAGCTGTTTTTGTAAGGCCTTCATACACACCATTGAAACTAGATAAAAAAGAATATATAATCCCTCCACCAAAACCAAAAATAAATGAGCAATAAACCATTACATATCGGAGAAGAGGCAGCCGTGCAGATGCCTATGAAGACGGTAGTCTCCCTGATTATAATCGTCGCCCTCGGCACCATGGGCTATTTCAACATGGTAGAACGTCTTAACCAACACTCAACAAGATTAGAATTGATGGAGAAAGATCTAACAGAGAACACAGACTTTAGAATAAAATGGCCACGTGGACAATTAGGTTCATTACCCGCTGATTCTGAGCAGTTCATGTTAATCGAAGATCTATATAAACAAGTAGAAAAACTACAACAAAATATTGAAATGAACATGAGTAATAAATTAAAAATAGAATTTATGGAAGGTCAGATATCAAAATTATTAGAAGATGTAGAAAAATTAAAAGATGCTAACAGGGAAATAGTATATAAAAATGGAAATGGGAGTTACGCACAATGATAGAGTCTGTGGTAGCTTTACTTATGTTTGTTAATGGAAGTATAAGTGAAGCACGTATTCAAGAATCAATGGCTACGTGTTTACGGGGTAAGCGCCAGGCGGAGAGACAGTATTCAGAAACTGTATCTTATAAATGTTATACTGGTTCAGCAGAATTAGAGACAAATATAGATGGATCTTTGTCAATAAAAAAGCTAATATTACAATAATGAAAATACAAGCAGAGATTGTTAACGGTAAATGTCCAACATGTGAAGAGCAAACTATGTTAGTCGGATTAACTCATGAATTATATAGATGTATGACATGTGGATCTGATTTACAACAACATATAAATGGCAAGATAAGTTACATACCTCATATATCTTCAACAACTTTAACTTCAGAAGTAGAAAAATATTTCGATGGCAAAGAAAGCTAAATTTGGTGTCTCTACGGCACCCCGTGATAAGCCTAAAAAACGGCCTGGACGTCACAAAAAATCAAGAAATAAACACGAAAAACGTCAACAAAAAAAACAAAGGAAAGGTTGACAAATATCCATTAGTATCCTATATATAATACAAATAACAACTAACACAGAAAGAAGAAAGTTATGAAAAAGAAAAAAGCAGCACAAGACGCTTACTACGAAGAAGAGTCTAACAGAGTGTATGTATTTAATAATGTTATGTTTAACTTTAATATGTACATTAACGCAAGCACCGCTAATGAAGCCATGGAAAAATTTGATCAATGTGGGTTTGCTCATAGAGATCATTGGAAAGTTATGGTCGAATTAAAAGAACAACCATCAGAGGGTCCTCATGGCGAATAAACTAGATTGTACTGAAAAAGCGTACGAGATAATGATGAAGCATACGACTTGGAAAAAATCTAAACGTATGACCCCAAAACGTCAAAAAGCTATCGATGCATCTTGGAAAAGATGGAAGATATATAGACAGGCATTATTAGATGCAGGTTTATATGGTGGTATGGCATGGTCTGGAGACAGTAAATGGCCTAAAGTAGATATAAATACTAAAGAAAAGTTTACTGAAAGTATGTTGACACAACATTGTATCAGTCATACATTTACCTTAGATATAGAAAGGTTGAGATGAAACTAGATACATGGTTAAATAAAACATATAAACTTAGGGCAGAGACAGCCGTTGGTCCTAAAGTAATGTGGGGTGATGGAAAGAAACACGGTATCGATGAAATTTATTTTAATAAATGGTTAGGTACACCGAAATATGACAATGGTTTAGATATACTTTGGAAACGTGGTTATTCTCCTATCGAAGCATTAGTTGAATGGTTAAATTATACTCCAAGAAAAAAAACATGGGGTAGAAAGAAGAAAAAATGAGCAAAGAAAAAATAATAACAATAAAAGTAGATGGTGCAGCACAAGGCCAATGGTCTCATTTGTTACTAGAGTTAAACTTAATGAAACAAGCATGGAGATCTTATGGTGTAGATATAAATTTAAAAGCACCTGGATTAAAAAGTATCTTGAATCATGGAACAAGAATAAATGACACCACAACAAAAGATAGACGAAGCAGCTAACAATTGGAATAAAACTAAAGATCCATATTACAAAGATCTTTGGTATAAATTAGTAAAGGAGTATGTAAATGGACCTCATCATATTAAACGACGGACTTTATCAATTAATTCCTGTCACAAAACAAATGATGGAACATATGTCTTTGTCGGTACCAGTAGACTGCATGGACCTGTGCGAGATACTAAGACTAAAATTAACAGGATACGTTGATACTCTAAACTTACACATCATGAAAGATGGTAGTCAGTTTATTGGTTGTATGTGTAGATAGACCTACCCTAAAGAGGGAAAAAAGTAAGGGTAGGTAATGGTGAGAAATTAATTTTCTCTACCACAATCCTGCCACAATGTCAAATACTAGGTTTTTCTGGAGTACAGAAGAACTTAACATACATGTTATATTGATTAACATCAGCTCTGCCTATTTCTTTCATCTTTTTCAAAGATTCTTCATAACCATACATAAGACAATCATATTGAGTATTAAATCGTTCTGGCCATTCATAAGGCTCAAGACAACTACCTGCAACTTGTGAACAAATTAATAAAGTTAATAATATTTTCATTGACAATCCTATAATATCACCTATATATGAGTTATTAAAATGAAAGGAAACAACACACATGACTGATATGTCAAAATATAAAAATGTTTCACTAACAAAAGAAACATACGCTACTTTAGATAAGTTATCAAAGGTATTATTGCCCGACGCTAAATTGTCTATCGCAAAAACAATTGAATCAATTGCAAATGAGAAAGCGAAAAAGTTAAATGGAAAAGTTAAAAAAAGCTAAAGTAACAATACACATATGTCCTACCTGCAAAGGTAATGGCTATGTAAAAGTTGCAACAGAGGGAAAAGATACTGTACACCAATGTTGGGACTGTGACTCGGAGGGTGAGTATTATGAAACGACTGATATGGGTTGGATTGATGATGGTACTTCTGACAGCCTGCACTAAGGATTTAAAGTTTGATGGCTTTGATCCAGCAACGTCAGTTGTTAGATGGGTATTTACAAATGATAAGTGATACAGATAAAGCATATATTGCAGGGCTCTTTGATGGTGAAGGCAGCATCATGATGAGACGTGGTATTGAGAAAAAAAAGAAACACAAAGGTAAAGGTTATCGTACGTCTAATAGTTTAAGACTATCGATGGAGATTACAATGACAGATAAATCTGTAGTAATGTGGGTCCACGATGTATTAGGTGTAGGTACTTTTAGAGAGAAGAGAGTAAAAGGTAAAAGAAAAGATGGTACACCTTATCTTAAACAATATAAATGGAGATGTGTATTTAGAGACGCTTACTATGTTTGTTGTATGATCTGGCCTTGGTCACATACTAAGTTAGATAAGGTACAACAAGTCATCAGCCATTACGCAGATCAAGCGTTGGATAGAAATGTTATTAACTTAGATGAATATAAAAGGATAAAAAAGAATGTTCGATAAATTTATATACGAAGGTTTACATTTTATTATGAAATGGTCAGGACAGATCAATTCTTGGGCATGGCGTAGACATGCCAAGATACTTAGATCTAAACAAAGTAAAGAGTTGAAAGAGTTAGAAAGACGTCAAGAAAACTACGAATATCTAGAGGAGCTGAAGAAAAAACTATGACACCAGAACAAGCGTTAGGAATGTTATTTGTAGGAATCGTGGCTCTATCGATTGGCTCTGGTATAATTTTTATAATACTACGAAAAGTGTATAGAGAAATGCACCGATCAAAAAAAAGGTTTGATGATTTAGAATGATGGATGAAAGAGATTTAGAAGAATATCACAACATTGGTAAGGCTATCAAGAAGTCTGAAAAATACAATTATATCAGTGGTAAACAGATCACGGACCATGAAACAGGGAAAAGAGTCTATGAGGTAAATAATTATAGACTTCCTAGTGTGACTACGATATTAGGAGCCACCAAAAATCAAGAATTTTTAAAAGAATGGAAGGCTAAAGTTGGCGAAGTTGAAGCGGACAGAATCAAGAATGTATCTAGTGCACGGGGTACCAGTATGCACAAATTCCTCGAGTCTTATGTCACGGGCGTTGGTTACGATGATCTTACAGAACTCGGACGCCAGGCGAAGCCCATGGCCGAAAAAATTATGGAGATTGGTCTTGCGCCAGTGGACGAGTATTATGGGTCCGAAGTTACGTTACATTATCCGGGCCTATATGCAGGTCAAACAGACTTGGTATGTTTACACAACGATCTTGAAACTATTGTTGACTTCAAGCAGGCCAACCGTCCGAAGAAGAAAGAATGGATTGAAGATTATTATCTGCAGATCGCAGCGTACGCCATGGCCCACGATTACGTCTACCAATCTAAGATTAGGCAAGGAGTTATCATGGTTTGCACGCCTGACTTATATTACCAAGAATTTAGG